TAGTTTAATTCTTTCATGCAAGCTTCTTAAATACTGCCCTAGTCTTTGTTCCGACTATTCCGTCGGCTGTGAGCCCTAATTGCTTTTGGACTTCCTTGACGATTGCCTGTGTGGTTAGGGTGTAGTGTCCGTCTATCTGGCTTTCGTCTGGTCGGTCTTTGCTGTCAAGGAGCTTTCCAAATCTCCAGAGGTACCATAGCACCCAGTTGGCGTCATTGCCGAGTGTGCCAACCTTGACATTGGCTGTCGGCTCTGTGAACGGGTTGTTGTCGGCTGTAATTGTCGTTGAGGTTGTCTTAACGGTTTTATCCTCATACCACACGTCTAAATCAACATAGCCTGTTATGCCGTTAATCTTGCCCTTGCTCGAATACTGCCAACCGCTTATGCTTATGCCTGTCGGTAGGTTCTTAGTGTCTGGAACGCTGTCGGTTATCTTCATGTCCTTAGTGCTGGGGTAGCGTGCGATCCAGAACGGTATTCCGTTTAGCTGGCTGATATATGGCTTGATGTATGAATTGTAGTATGAGACGTAAGTGTAAATACCGAAACGCATACCGCCTGCGTTTGCTATTGCATAATATTCCTTGATGATATTGACCAGCTTCTGCCCCAGTCCCCTCATACAGGTGTCCTCTAGGTCTAACCACATGAAGTCTATGCCTACCTCTTTGGCATATTTAACAAACGCCGTTGCGGCCGTTACCGCTTTTGCTGTGGTGTCCGCATATGAGTAGGTGTAACCCATATTACAGTCAATACCTGCTGCCTTGAATCCGTTTATGTGGGTGTACAGCAGTGAGTCATTTTTATTGGATTTATTGATTACCTTTGTTATGGCGAACTCTACGCCAGCTTTCTTGACTGCGTTATAGTCGCTTACCACGTTCCACTTTGCTACATCTATCCCCTTCTTCATGTGTTGTCCTCCATCTTCATTGCCTTTACAGCTGATTCTATTAATATATTCAGCTGTTCATCCGTTAGTGATATGTTCTTTGCCGTGAGCAGCTCTTTCAGGAAGTCTGTTACATAGGCCTTCTTCTCAGCCCCCGTTGATGATGTCAGTGTCTGTTGGGCTGTCAATACCGCATATTTAACCCATTTTTCTGCCACAAGCAATTGCTCTGTGCCTATTTTTTCTTTCAAATAAGGAATAGCGTATTTTGTGGCAAGCAATACAATCACCGCCACGATTAACTGGATAATGTAAAATAATATGTCATTCATCTTTCTTGTCCTCGCTTTCATCTTTTAATTTGAGCCTTTTTATAAGCGCACACATAAGAACCTCTCCGCCATATACCGTAAAATATGCGGTTATAAGGGTAGATTGCTCCACACTTGTTACTGCGGTTATTATTGTCTGCACGATTGTGAATATGGTTATCATCGCAAACGAAAATATGAGGTACTTATCTAATCCACTTAATTTGGTTTTTTGATTTTCATTATGCTTTTTGTTCATATAGACCTCCATCACACAAGGAATGAATTTTCACTTCTGCATTTCTCATAAGTCTGCTTGATGTTCTTAATTGCAAACTCCGCCTTATTATTCATGTAATTCGGGTGGCTGTTGCAATACTTCTCGTACTTATCAATATCTTCCAATATCTGATTGAAGTGTTCTTCTGTATGCTTTGTGTGGTGTCGGATTTCATCATCAAATCTAAGGATTCTGTAACGCTTGTTGGTTGCCTCGCCTTCCTCAATGGTTTCCTTAACCTCAGCATTTAACGCTCTTCCTATCGCCCTAGCTATCTTACTCCATGGGTTTACCTTTATTGGTGATATTTGAATAAGTGTTGTTATTAAGAACAAAACACCGCAGCCACCTTTAATCCAATCTTGTATGCTCATATGCCTTGTCTCCTTTTTTAGCATTAAAAAAGAGCCTTATGGCTCTAGTTCACTTTTGATTTCTCGATATTGGTTCAGCACTTCGTCTGCAATGGCAATATCTTCATCAAGTTTCTTGTCTTCAAATTCCCTGTCATTTTTAAGAAGCTGCAAATCAGTTGCCTGCCTTGCAACAATCTTTCCAAGTCGGAATATGATTTCATCCTGCTTTTCAACAATATCCGAATATATCTCCAGCAGTTCTAAAAAATCATCATCATCCATTTAGTAAATCACCTCCTTGGGGTTGTGTGTAAATACCAACTCACCCAGAATTTTATCTTTCAATTCTTTGCAGTTGCATTTATCCATAAGTGCAATGTAACTCTGCACCGTCTGGTTTGCCTCCTCAAAGCTTATTTCATAATTTCTGTATTTCTCCTGTACATCTTTTAGATGCCGTTTCATTCTCAAACTCGTGCTTTTCCTAATCCGAACCTGTCCTGGGCGTATCTGGAATCCTACAAATTCTATTCCCTGTGACACAGGGCGGATTGCTGTCTTACTGTTCAATCGTAATTTCAGTTCATCGCCGAGAAAGTCTGTAAATTCCTTTTTGTATCTGTGTAAATCCTCTTTGTTAGCGGAAAGTACAATCACATCATCCATATATCTTATGTAGTAATGTATTCCCATACTTCTCTTAGCCAACTGATCCATTGCATCAAGGTACATGTTTCCATGCATATGTGAAAGTCCCCCACCGATTGTTATACCAACATCCCACAACATTTCATCATCTGGGATATCCATAGGGTTTTTCACCCCCAACGGCAGACCGAAGGCCTTTGAAGCCTCACAGATGTAATGCTCCATAATCCTAACAGCCTTCCTGTCCCCAACCTTCCTTTTAATAATTTTCATAAGGATTTCATGGTCAATACGATAGAAGAATTTTTCAACGTCCATTTTTAGGTAGTACCACTTATCACCGCTTTCACTCACATAGTCCACCCAGTCCGACAGCCTATACATTGCATTGAGCTGTCCCCTTTCTTTAACGCAGGAATATGAGTCCTCGATAAAACCTTTACATATTAAAGGATTTAGCACGTTGTACACTGCCCTGTGTATTACCTTGGTTGTATAATCAGAGCATATTATCTTTCGTAGTTTTGGTTCGTAAACATAAAATGAACGATACGTGTCAGGCGGGAAATTTAAGCTTTTCATTGAGTCAACAATATAATGCAAGTTGTCTTCATATTCTCCCCAGAATACAAGTGATTCTTTGTCAGAGCGACTGCCAGCTCTAACATCACGTTCCGCTTGGAGAACATTGTCAAACGAAGCTATTTTATCATAAACATTTTTTATGGACACATTATCCCTCCATTGTAATTATTTTCAGTCATTGCAGATTTCGATTATTTCTACTCTCGGCATTCCGCATCCAAAGGAACCATCACAGTAATTAACTTAGACAATACCTTGTTTTTTTGCTAGAGCAATGGAAATAGAATCCTTTACACCTCAGTACTGACCGTATACCCATTAGGTCTACGGCATCTGACAATAAGGTAGAGCGGAGCGGAAGCCGATGTTGCCGTTGGCGTTAGAGCGGGGATTGTTCAGATTGACGTAGAAGACGCCGGCGTTAGCCCCGTTGTTCCAGTTGCCACCGCAGATCGGCAGACGCAGTATCCTACTCCCTACTTCGTTTGGCTTTTTATCCAGCCTCCAACCATGCGCCCTATCTCCACTACCTGACTGGACCAGATTTCATATTTTTTATTTGGCAGAAAGCCTAAATTATGCGAAAGACGAATGTATGCTTTCAACTTTTCCAATTCCACATCAAGTTCCTGCAAAGTTGTTTTCTTATAATACTTCTTATTGGCTTCAATAATCCTTTCAAGTATCAAATCCATACACCTTTTAATATCCACCACAAGGGCGAATTTTTCACCTTTGGGAAATTGTGCAAGTGCTATATAAGCATAATCCATCATATCAAAAACCTTCTGCAATATTTTCAATTCTTCCATTTAGTCCACCCGTATCGCATTTTCATTCATACTATCACTTTCCGTCACTTTGTAATTTTTTTTGTTAGAAAATATCGTATTCCGTTATTCTCTGTAAAAAGAGGCTACTATCGTAGCCTCTATCAGAGTACAGTGCAACAGATTACAGATTACAAAAAGCGGAGCGGAAGCCGACGCTGCCGCCGGCGTAAGAGCGGGGATAGCTCAGATAGACGTAGAAGACGCCGGCGTAAGCCCCGCTGCTCCAGTTGCCACCGCAGAACGGCAGACGCTCACCCGATGGATTCATATAGTGATAATCACCACCATAATCACCGCTAGGCTCATCGGGATAAAACAGCAATGCCTTTGCTATCTCTGGGGCTGTAAGACCGCTTGCAAGTGTCATGTTTTTATACTCTGCACCATGTCCCGAGTCTGCTGTTGATGTAATTGCACCAGATGTAAGCTGTATCTGATTAGACACCCAATCCCATTTCAATGCACCAGATGTCCCAGGCTCTACAAGTGTTCCATCAGCTAGAATAGCCTTCCATGCAGTAGAGCTTGCACCAAGGCTGATTGATGAGTCAAACACGTTTGAATAAGGGATAATCTGAATTTCCCCATTTACAATCCTCATTCCTGCACACCATTCCCATACGTTGCCATTCAAGTCTGCGATTCCGTCAGGCATCCAATTGTGATACCATGTCGCAGGTCCAGAGCCTGTAAGACACTTGTTTATCTTTCCACTACTTTCATATGTTGCAGGAACACCCTTTTCATGAGTATATGAATGATCCTGTCCGTAATTATTGTTACCCCTCGGCATTGTTCCATTCTTCCTGCACCACAAGGCTATTGCAGACCATAATGCATAAGGTGTAAGGCTCCAGCCTTTTCCTTTATTCCTGCAATATGTAACCGCACTGTCAAAATTCATGTTTGTTGTAGGTTCCCTCATAGGTAGTGAATACCCCCTGCTGTTAAGCACAATATTCTGGAACTTAGAAACATAGATTATATCTTTTTCCACGCTGTTTACTGAAAAAGCAGGGTGTATGTTCTCGCTACCGCCTGTCATAATGTCTGATATTTTCTGCTTTGGAAACGGCACCATGACCGATGGCATATCCACGTCATCAAAAAGGACGGTATTTTTACCGCCCGACATAGCCTCTACAGCAAGTTTAAAATCATCAAAATTTGGCATCTCAAATTACCTCCAATTCCCATAATCTTATTTCGCAGTTGTCAATATTGAATGGAACAGGAACCCTCTCCACGCTCTTTTCTGCGTCCGAATCCTCTGACTCCTTTTCAACCTCCTCGTAAGCCCTTGCAGGAATTACAATCTGTGCTACATACCTTTCGCCCAGGCTTGTACCCATTACAAGGCTTCCCTCGCTGTCCTTGCATATGTCAAGGACTACCTCGTTGTCCCTCTCCTTCTTGTCGAGACGGAACGAAAGCTCTCCATCGTCAAAGTCAATCGTGTTCCCGTCCACCTCGTAGGGGATAAAGTTCTTGCCGTTTTCCGGCATAAATACTTCTTTCATGCAAAATACCTCCTTCTGTTCTGTGACATTCTGACAGCCTCGTTAGTCCTAGCCGCTGCAATCTCGGCAGCCTCCCTCATTGCGGGATCTCCCCTGTCAACTCCGTAGGACTTCATAATATGTTCGGCATCCGCCTTCCTGTCCTCATTCTTGATAATAACGTTCATTTTTAGATACCTCCTCGTATATAACAGTTAATTACAACCTGTGTCGCCGAGCCTGTGTAGGCAATCTTGAATCCGTTCAAAAGCTTGTCTGATATTTCAAAATCACCCACTGCACCACCTGTAACCGATACAACGTCAATGTCCACTGTATAGTCCTTTGTGTTTCTTTCAGTTGGCAGCTTTACAGTAGCTTTTGAATTGTTAAATGGGTATTTTTGGGTATTAACAAGCGTGACTGGTATAATCGTGCTTGTTATTCCATCCAATGTGTCCTCGTGGAATTTTAGCGTTCTTACAGTTTCAGCCGCCATAAGCATTGCCTCCAATGCCGCATAGTCCATTATGTTGAAATTCGTTGCGTTCTGCGGAATACCCTGATGTCTGACTTCTCCTGGCGATGGTGTGAGCTGTTTCAGGCCATTACCTAAATCCTCTTCCTGAAACCTTCCAGGATATTCAACAACACGATCTTTCCAATTAACCAAATCTCTCATGCTTAATCACCTTCCTTCTAAACTTTTTCCTCAATTGTGAAACGGCAATCATAATAGAAACCTTCCGCTACGGATGCCATGTTCAGGTTTTCAGCCTTAGACAGCCACAGCTGATTGTCCTGGTCATAAAGCTGTATCTCCGTTACTGTCACCGAACCTGTGTCTTTTGTTTCGATTTTAAACGAAGCTGTTACTGTCCCTGATGAATCCATAGTGATTTCCTCTATGTTCGCCTTGTAATAGGTGGAACCTATCTTGTACTTGGCATATGCAATTGTACGTTTGGTGTACTCCCTGTACCCCTGCAATGCCGCCTTTGTCAAAAGCCCCATATATCGTCCGCCTCCTTTCCTTATCCCTTTTATATGTCAAAGGTATCACCGCACATTTT